GACCACAAGGATGTCGTGCGTTTTTTGAAATGGCTTAACATGCAGATCGGCTCGAAAAGAGCGCTTGCTACGATCGACAACCAGGTCGTGGCCCAGCTCGTCGCCAAGCGCCGCGCCGAGGATGTTACCGCCGGCACCGTCAATCGCTCGGTCACTGAGCCAATGCGCGCGATCCTGCGCTACGCCGAGTTCCTTGAGCAGCCGGTCAAGCGGATTAACTGGCGCGAACATCTCTTGAAAGAGGAAGCCGAGCGCGTTCGCGAGATGTCAGCCGACGAGGAGCAGCGTCTGTTTAGCTCCTTCCGCCAAGATTATATCCCTATCGTCAAGTTCCTGCTCGCCACCGGGATCCGGCGTGCCGAGGCCTGCAACCTGGTCTGGAACGACGTTGATATGGACACCGCCATGATGACGGTTCGCGGTAAGGGCGGGACGGTTGATCGGCGCCCGCTGCCAAAAGCCGCTATGGCGATCCTTCAGGGCGAGCTTGGCAATCACCCTACCCGCGTCTTCACCTATGTCGTAAAGCGCGCTGATGTCGCAGACGCACCTCGCGGGTCTCGCGTCCCGATCTGCCCGGCATCCCTCTCCACGGCTTACAATCGTGCTAGGGCAAGATCCGGCGTCACCGATCTGCGCCTGCATGACATCCGGCACACGACCGCCTCTCGTGTCGTGCGCAAGACAGGCAACCTGATGGCGGCAAGCAAGGCTCTCGGCCACAAGCGGATCACGACGACCCAGCGCTACGCCCACCTCGCCGCCGAGGACGTGCGCGCCGCCCTGGACGCAGCCGCATCTCCCACAATCGTCCCACAGGACAAGCAGGATAAGGCTGCAAATGATTGATATGTCTGGGATCTATGCTTGCTGGAAGCGCATCTTGGGAAGCTGTCGTTCTACCACTGAACTACGCCCGCGCGCTTTTGTAAAGCACAGAAATCATTACAGCTTCTCTAGCGCCTCGGCAAGACCCCCAGAACAAAAACTAGAACAAAACGGGCCATGTGGGAGTTTTGTGGGACAGATCTCCCACAAAATTCACTACATTGTTCGCCGCCTGTTCTCTCGTACAAAAATCACCGGCGCCCGCCACTGGGGATCGCCAGGCACCAATAACCCCCGCCGGGCTGGTCGCCCGCCGCGCGTGAGGGTTCGCATCTCCCTGGGCGGCCAGGAGATGTCAAAATGAGCTTTGAGGCTATCATCAACGACCAGCGCGCCATCTCGCGCCTGACCGTCGCCATTAACTCGATCGTCGCTCAGCAAGTGTTCGATGGCCGGGCCAACAAGCCGTGGATCTATGACGACACCCAGCGAATGCTCGGCGTTGCGTGGAACCTGGATCTCGCCTCCCTGGCTCCGACCCAGCAGTCGGGCGACCATTATGGCCTAGTCTCTGAGACGCAGGCGCCGGCCAACCCCAAGCTGGAGGCGCTAAGCAAGATCATCTCGGATCAGCTGGAGACGATCGAAGAGAAGCCGGCCAAGCGTAAGGCGGCGGCATGAGAGCCGCCTTTGAAATCGTCGAGGCGGCGATGATCGTCTTCCTGATCGGGCTGGTCGTCATCCTCGGGGTGGCGGCCCTCGTTCATACGTTTCTCGACCCGCCAGAAACAAAAAAGGCCCGGCTAGAGTTTCCTCCAGCCGGGTATTTCTGTCCCCTCGACCATGAAGGGCATTGCGCCGCGAAAGCTGATTGAGGGCTACGGCCCTCTTTCTATCTCCGCTTCTCTATCGCGGCTTCTATTCTCTCAACAGACTTTAGGATGCTTTCCAGTTTCTCTGCGGATCTGGCTTGTCCAGTTTCCAGATCTCTCACGCGGGTCTCAATGTCTTTCTGCGCGACCGTCAGATGCGACAGACCCTGGTGGGTTGCATCAGATCGTTCAGTCATTGACCCCCAGGCGATAAAGCCGGCGCCGGCCAGAGCCACAAGGTTTACGATATTACCTAAAGAGAAATCCCATCTAATGTGGCCGGTCGGTTCTTCGTCCATTATTTCACCCTGCAAGCATCGCGGAATTTGCCATAGTCAGTAACCAGGCGGCGCAGCTCGGCGTCTTTATGGAGCGCTCGCATTTCAGCGGCGGCTCTCTTCATCTGGTCGGCGGAATAATTGACCAGGGGCGGGCAACCGCTGCCCCCGGTTGATTGGCAGGCAGCGAGATTAAAAAGTGCCGCTGTTAAGGCGATCGATCGTTTCATCATCTGTCCTTGCCTGGGCAATGATCTCGGCGCGCTTCTTGTCGATCGCCGCCTGCTCCTCCAGCTTGCGCAGACGCTCGGACAGCACACCCTTCTCGCGCTCCAGGGAGAGGGCAAAGATGAACAGGGTCACGCCGAAAGCGCCAAGCAGGCCGATGATCAGGATCGTCATCATTTCGTGGCAGGCGTGGTCGAGGTGATCGAGCGCATGACAGCCATCACGACAGACATGGCGATGATCGACCAGCCGGCCTTTGGATCCTGCAGGAATGAGTTCCAATCGGCGACAGCCAAGGCGCCGAAAGCCGCCGTCAGAGCCGACATGAGATAAGTGCGCCAACCAATAAACATTGAGATCTCCTAGTTGCAGGGGTTGCTGGTGTTGTCGCGGGCAAGGCACTCGACATATTTTGCCGATGTGCAGCCCGTGAGCAGAGTTGCGGCGCCAAACAGCGCCAGGCAGAACAGAGCCGCCAATGTGAGGAAGCGGATCGTCTCGGTCATGTTTCGATCTGGACGTGCGGGCCATCGACAATTGATTTCCATTCGACGCCGTAGGTGATCGCCTTCGTCAGCCCAAGCTCTTTGGCCGCAGCTTTGAACGCCTTGTTGACGATGGTCTGGTAGTCAGCGAGCTTCCATGACACCTCACCGCCAGGCTTGGCGACGAAATCAATCGCCTTGCCGCGAAGGTGATAGCTGTTCATCGTTCGGCTCTTGCCGGTTTTCACCAGATAAGCCTGGCGCTCTTTTGTGCGCAGCCCCTCTGTGATCTCAAACGGGATCGGGCTGATTTCGCGAGCGCGCTTCACCAGCTGTACGAGCGTAGGATCGACCCCCCGCATGCGCACGAGGCTTGTTGCATTCAGTTTTGTCATTGCAGCTCCCAATGCACAAGCCGCCCAATGTCGAAGAGTAGGCGGCAAAGAAAAAGGGCTGCACCGATGAGGCACAGCCCTTTGATGAATTGGATTTCGTCGTCCGGCATTACGGCTCGTCGAGGAGACCTCGAACCGCAAATGCTCCTGCAGGCCCGGCGAGATAAGGAGACATCTGCCGAGTAAAGTTCTGCAGTTTCCCTGCTGGTGGTGCGGCTGTCCTTCTGACACCACCGTTGCGAACGACGCGCGACACCTCTTCAAGATTACGCCGCGTCAATCGATCGCCGAGGTATTTAGCCCCCTCTGCCGTCACCTCCAGCGGTATAGCGATATGAGGCGAATGCAGCATTGCCGCGAGCTGCGCCATCGCGCTCAAACCACCACGCGATGCTGCTAACTTGCCAACGCCGCGCGCGACATTCTCAGCAGTCCCGCCACGCACAGCCGTCTGGAATGCGGCGTTCTCGTCAGGCGTAAAGCCTTCCCGACCGCGCTTCTCCCAAAGGCTTTTCAGGTTCTGCCGGAAGGCGTTGTTCTCGTTGCCGCCGGAATATGTCGATGCGGCTCGGTTCTCAGCCTTCCATTTCGCAAGATCAATGTCTGCCGATTTCTTATATTGCGACCAAAGTTTATTCGCTCCTTGAAGGGTATAAGCGAGATCCGCCTGCGACGCTCCACCTGGCCGTCCAGTAAAATGAGCCGGGTTCGCCACGCTCAAAAAGTTGTCCAGCTCATCGGTCAAAACGCCGCCATAGAACGATGTCTGATCATCAGCTGATTTACTGATATTAGACGCGATCTTGCGAAGGGTTTGCAGTTCTCGCGGCGTCATCTGTCCAACGCCGCTCGCCCCACCCTGACGATAACTTTCGAGCCGGCGAAGCAAAGCCGTAACCTGGGGTGCAAGCTCCGGCGCCCACCCTTCGTTCTGCAGGCGGGTTCTAATGGCGCTGGATAGGTCATTGACGCCCTGCTGAGTGAATAGACCACCCGCATTCGTAAATGCGTCATAGGCGTTCTGCGCCGCGTCGTGTATAGCATCTGTTGAGGGAGCCGGGGCCACGCGCGGCGCGCCATTAACAAGACCCGCACCTCGATCCAGAACAGATCCAAGAGCGTGTCCAGCTGCGCCTCCAGCCGCGCCGGCAACCATGCCCGGCACAATACCATCAGTGCCTTCTTCTCCGGCGCCCTGGACGCCGCCCGTGATGGCCCCTGTGGCGACGCTCTGCCCAAACGGATTGAGCTTCTGAGCCTTTGGGAGAACCTGACCAGCCACAGCCGGTAGATTAGTCGCGGATCCGCCGGTTGTCAGAGCCGTGCCGGCGGCAGCAGGAGCGCCGAAGAAACGCTGAACGCCTTTGGCGACTACGCCACTAGGAAGAAACGAGCCGCCGATCTCAGCCGCCGTTCCGAACGCTCCGGTGTTCCGGCGCGCCTCGTCTCGTTTAACGTCTTGGAATGCCTTGGCGTATTTGTATCCCTCTGACGGGCCGACGCCACGCCGAGCCATTTCGATCGGCGTCTCCAGGCCGGCAAGGATCTCGTCACCGAACCCGAGAGTTCCGCCCTGCAGGACACGGCTTGCAAGACCTTCCGACATTCCGCCGGTCAAGCCAAATTTTTTCTGCTTGGCGTAAAGATCTGACGCGGCCTGCTGATATTTGTTCGCTTCTGGATGGAACGCGGAAAGGGCCGCCTCCTCCGTATCGGCGTCAATATGATAAGTTCCGCCGTCAGGCCCGACGATTTCATATGTCGGCATCAGTTGACCCTTCTAATTGAGCGCACGCCATGCGGAAGATTGTTCTGTTGAGTAGCGGGCGCGTTATCTTCTTTTTGGAATATTTTATTGAGCCAGGCCTGCGCTTCTTCGGAAACAAAATTTGGATTTCCCGCCATCGGCCCCATAGTTTTTTTGTATTCGCCTTGCTGCGTTTCGATCTTGTCCTTCAAAAGGGTTATCTGCGTCCTGATGACATCTTTGATCGCTTCAGGGCCGTTCGCAGCTTCAATCTGACGCTTCAATTCTTCGCGCTCACCAGACGCTCCTGCGCCCAACGCCTTGCCGATTTCGTCCATAAAGTTGATGGCGGCTTGCTTGTACGAATTGACCGGGCCGCCTTTCGCTGCATTAACTTGTCGTGCGGCGTCTAGCTCATTAACGGTTTTATTGAACATTCCCCAATTTGTGTGGTTGGGTAATTTGTCGGCGAGACCAAGAAGCTCTCCGCCGTGTTTGATGCCGGTATTCGCAAATAAAATTTGCTTCCCAACTGTGCCGCCAGGTGAATAGTCAAGCTCAGTCTTTTTGCGCTCGTCGTATGTCATTGGCGTGTAGGACGGGTCGATCCATGACACCAAAGTGCTTAACGCATCGCCTTGCTTCGTGCCAAATTTCCTGGTTGGAAATGGCATCCGACCCATAGCGATACCTTCAACCTCTGACGCTAATGCAGGATAATTTTTCTTGATTATTTCTAATCGTTCCTGCGGCGTTTTCCCATCAAGCTGACTTGCTACACTGCCAAGGGATGGCGCGGCGCCAGCTGATGATCCTTCGCCTCCTTGGACATAGGGATCAATTTTCCCAGTGGGATATATCCACCCATATTGATCCTGGCCTAGTGCGTCGGTGCCGATCTTATCAAATTTTGGCTTGGAGGCGGCGTTGATCGCGGCGATCTTGGCGGCGCGGTCGAGCGGATCCTGCGTCGCGCGGTGGACGACGATCTGCTCCAGGGAGGACGGCGACAGCGTCGCAAGCGCTTCCGGCGTGACGCCAAATTTCTCAGCGAAGCCAGGCTCGGATTTCATGCGCTCAAAGAGAGCATTGCGACGTTCGACATCGCCCTGCTCCTGCTGCGCGCGGGTATTCATCAGACGGGCCTGCGCCGCCATCTGCATGTCGTTCTGGATGCCGTCCATATACTGCGGCGCCTGCGCCAGGATCGTCGCGCGCTCACGCGGCGTCATGCGCTGGCCGGCGGCGACAAGCATCATGCCGAGCTGGCCCATACGGCTTTGCGCGGCGTTGTTGAAATCTTGCTGCTGCGTCTCCCGTAGCGTCGGCGCGGCGACAGCGGCGGGGGTCGGCGTCGGAGCGGTAACAGGGCCAGCGGGGGCGACGGCGCCAGGCAGAGCCATCGGCTGGCCGGTTATGCGGCGGAAAAATTCATCTAGCGGAAGCGGCATTATTCACCTCCCAGCAGGCCGAGAGCCTGGGCGTGGTTTCGATTGTGGAAATCCAGCATGGCCTGCTGAAACGCGGCGGTCTCCTGATCGTCCTGCTCGTCCTGGGCTTCGTCAGCGAGGCCCATCGCGGCTTTGCGAATACCGACGAGGCCAGTCGGGACAGTCGGCATAGGAACAGGCTCGGAGGCCGGCGCCGATCGCTCAGCGTCAAGCAATCCGATCAGCTCGCCGATGTTGCTCGGCTGCGCTTTTGACGCCCCTGAGTAAGCGAGCGGCGCGCCGCCAGACATTTTGGCGACATGCTCGGCGACAGTGCCGGCGCCGTCGCTGCGGTTGTAGTGACCAGGAGATCCGGCCAAGACGGTTGAATAGAGATCCTGCAGGCCCATGCCCGGCTTGAAGCCTCGCGACGCCAGAAATTTCATCGTGGCATCGATCTGGTTCTGAGCTGACGGCTTGGCGGTATTGACGCCAAACTGTTTGCGCTCAGCTGGGCCGAACTGGATGAGGCCGAAATACTGATCGTTCTTGCCGCCCCAGACGCCAGGGCGTCCAGAGCTTTCGTAGTTCATCACCTTGAGGATGTCGTCGGCGTTGTAGCCAGCGGCCTGCGATTTTGCCCGCAGATAAGCGATCTCTTCCGGCGTCATTACAGCAGCCCCCGCGCAGAAGCCTCGCCGCCGGCGAATTTGCCCGCCAAGGAATTAAACGCGCCAGGATGAACCGTCAGACGATCGCCGCGCCGTTCCGTCGCGCCGGGATAGTGCTTCTCAATATCCTGGGCCATCGGGCCGACGACCTTCGGGTAGGTTTTCGGATCGCCCTTGTAGCGATAGCTGTAGATGTCGAGGCCCGTTTCCTCATCCTTACCGAGCTTCTTGACGTCGGTTTTCATGTCCTTGTCAGACAGGAGGCTCAAACCGGACATCAATGCAGAGCCAAGGCCGGAGGCAGCGCTGACGCCGCCGGCGGGAGCGGCAAACATGCTGCCAAGGCCCATGAGACCGCCAAGACCCTGCATAAGCGGGCTGCTGCTCTGCTGCTGCATGGGAGACATACTAAAGCCAGAGCTGTTCGTGTTTGAGCTGCCCTGCGTATTGCCTGACATCGTGCTGTTTGAGTTTGTGTTCTGCGTGGCGTTCGTGCCGGCGGATTGCAGAGCGGTATTTGTCTGCTGGCCGGTAGACGACTGCATCGTCGAATGCGGCGCTGCGCTGAGCGTCTGGTTGTAGAGCTGCTGCAGCTGGAGTGGGACGCCCTGCTGGCGCATCCACTCATTATACGCAGCGGTGTTTGCATTCTGCTCAGTCCCTTGGGCAAGGTTGCCAAAGTTCAGCAGATTGCCAATGCCGGTGTTCAGCGAGTTCTGAGCCGCTGAGCCGAGGCCGGCAAGCGCGCCACCACCAGAAATTAGATTGTTGAGATAGTTCTGGTAGGACGATTGATTGCCCTGCTGAGCCGTCAGGTTGTTCTGAACATCTTGGCCGAGCATTGACGTTGCGCGATCGTAGCCTTGGCTCAGCAAATTGGCGATGAGGTTGTTGGTGTCACGATTGTTTTGCGCAACCGCAACACCCTCCTGAACGCCCTGCCTTGATCCGCCAAACGCCCGCGCGGAAATCGCCTGATCAGCCGTCTGCGTCAGGGCGCGATCAAGATTGCGCCGGCTAATATCAGATACATTATCAACTACGTTCTGAATATATGGGTTCATGTAGTCGCTGATACCGGACAAACCGTTTCTCAGCGTCTGAGCCTCGATCTGCGGCGCAGCCTGTAGGCCGGACTGGATAGTTGACCTAGCCTGATCAAAATACGGCGAGAACTGATCGACAGCGTTCTGGAACATATTTCCAGCCTGCTGCTGATACTGGTTGAGGCCAGCCGTCAGATCACCCGTGTAAGCTTGCACAGGCTGATTGAGCATGTTCTGCGCGCTGCCGACACCGGCTCTCGCGGCATCCTCTAGCCACTGAGGGATCTGGCTAAGCGACGTTTGCGAGCTGCCAGTATTGCTCAGATTTAGGCCAGTCGTATTGGAATTAGCGACTTGGTTGCTCTGGTTCTGAGACTGCTGGTTTGTCGTCTGATTAGTATTGCTTGACGAGCTTTGGCTGCTCGCCTGGGGCAAGAACATATATTGAGTGCCGCCGCCGCCTTTAGACATTTTCGCCGTCCTTGAGATCTAGTTCAAACGTGACGCATTTTGGCTTGAAGCCAACTGCAGGAAAGCGCTTCAGGAAGCCTTTGCGCGAAACGCTGGTTAATGAGACGCAGCCGTGTTCTCTAGCGAAGGCCTTCACCTTCGGCAGATACACATCAAAAAGCCGCTGAAGATTTCCAGCGGCTATAAACAGATGTAGCTTCTGGCATCTGGGGTATGCGACAATTTCTGTTACTACACAGCACTCGTCGTCGCCCCAGTATTGGAAACGCCCGAGCTTGATGCCTTCGGCGATGTCCTCTCTGGTGTGCGTATTCCCGCCGATCTTGAGCGCCTTGTCGAAAAGCGCCGGGAGACTTTCACATCGGCGGCTGGACGACGCCACGAGTTGCGACTGTGGTTGTGAGTGTGCCTGAGTTGTCAACAGTCACCTCGTAAACGGTGCCGTTAGGAGCCTGCAGCAGGATCTGTGGCTGGATGATATTCGGGCCGGCGAGCAGGCCAATGCGACGTGCAAGCTGAGACAGGAACGCCGTCATCCAGATCGCGTCGTATTTTTGAGGAGCCGCGCCAAAAGATGGGAAGGCTGTCGGTTTTGTCGGCGTCGTCATCGAGTGCCTCCACCCTTGACGACATCAAACCGGATCTGGCCGACGCTCCAATAGTTGTCGCTCGTCGCCTCCACCCGCAGGCGAACGTCTTTGCCCGTCACGCGCGTGTCAGTGTAGCCATCCACCCTCGGCACATACGGGCCGTAGAGCGTCTCTGTCTGCGTCGGGGCATAGCGAGAGTAGAACTTGATCTGGTAGTTGGTGCCGACGCTATCGGGATCGGTAGACACCAGCGCCTGGTTGATGTCGATGTTTTGATCGCCCTGCCCGAAATCCAGAATAGACGTCTCAGCCCAGACGCTGCCGACGCGGCTTGCGCCATTCTCTAGCCAGCCGTCCTCCTGCTGGTAGACATAGTTATCAATACCAGCCGCAATCGGGTAAGCCGCAGTATTCGCGCCAACCGCCGCAGTCCTCTGACGCTGGCCTCGGATCCAGATATTGTCGGCGTAATTCCAGATCACATAGTTGTTGCACTCGCCGTCCGGCGCATTCAGATCCGGGTATTCAAACCAGAACTCAGGAAAGACGCCGCTCTCGTGCATGTGCGCGCGATAGTTCCCATACAGCGGATCGTAGTTGTTCTTGATGTCGCCGAACATCGGGCATTGGATCTGCCGGATCGCGCCGCCGTCGTAACGCCAGAAGCCAGACTGTCCGAACCAAACCGTTGACGAGCCGCCAGAAGCGATCGCATTTGGAGCCGAGAACGTCGTCGTGCCGAGCTTTTCAGCGCCATAGAAATACGGAGCGCCAACATAGCGAACCAGAAAGCATTCGTGCTGCGTCAGGACAAGGATGCCCTCTTTGACGCGAACGCCGGTGATAATTGGAGAGGTTGCTTCCAGATCAATATAGCCGGCCTGGCCCGTCTGCGTGTTGAACGTCCAGCCGTTGTAGTTCTCGAAATCGCTCCAGGCTATGCGGCGCGGATTGCCGCCTGCGCCCATAAGCATGACGGCGCGCTCAGCCGTGACAGCCACGGCGTAATTGCCTGTCGGAGCATTCGACGGGACGTCCATAGGCGGGACGTTGGTATTCGTCGGAGCCAGGTGGAGCAGTCGGCCATCCGAGGAGCAAACAGACAGAAGATCCTGCCCGAACGACGCAAACGTCCAGTGATCGGGCTTTCGGAAGATCGGCGGGTTGTAATTGCGCTGCCTGCCGTATGTATCCTGGCCGACAATCTGAGAGGCGGTAATCGTCGGGCTGGAGGATCCGCTTGTATTGATCGCCGTCTTGTTCTTGCCGATCGCCGTGATCGTCGTGCTGGATACCGTCTGCGATGTATTGACAATGTAGGTGCCAGTGCCGCCGGATCCCGTGCCAAGGGCGGTGATGTAGGTGCCGCCGGTGACGCCGGTGCCGTTGATGAAATCTCCGACAGCCAGAGTGCCGCTAGAGACTGCCGACACCGTCAGCGTCGTGCCGGAGATTGAGCCGGTGACAGTCGAAGGCCCGCAGAGCCGGAACGTATTTGCATCCACTGGGATGACATAATACGGGGTGTTGACATCAAGCCCAGTAGGTAGCGCGCCACCACCTGACAGCGTGAACTTGATGACGTCGTCCGTGGTTAATCCATGCCCGGCCCACGTCACGACACCGGGAGACGCAATAGATACAGTGACAATGCTGGACGTGTTCACCGTCGTGCCAAACGGATCCCAGATAGGCGACTGATCGCCATATATCAGGGTGCCGTAACCGCCGCCGGCGATCGACAGCATGGAGACAAAGTTTGACGGCGTCACATCATTGAGAACGCCAAACAGAACTTGGATGCCTGTCTCAGTCCCGATCGCCGTCCACTCACGAGACGAGCTGTCACGCCACTGGAACAGGCCACGGATCTTAGCAGACTGCGCCTGCTGCGTGATGCGGGTTGATCCACCAATCGGCATCATGGCGCCAGACAGCCAGCGCACATTTGAGGTGTCCCACCAGGTGTTAGGGACGTCGTAAGGCGTTGCCTGACGAACGACGCCAGGCTGCACCCTCATCGGGACAAAGGGCAATGCAGTATCCTTTAAGAGAGCTTCGTCAGCTTGTAGTGCGTCGTCAGATATTCATCGACGAGATCATCAACGAGATTTGAGATCGCTCGGATGTTGCCAGCGATATTATCGCGGTTTTTGTCGATCCATTTCGCCTCGGCAGCGATATGCTCAGCGATCTCGTCTGGATCCACCGTCTGCTGCTTAACGTCGCCGATCAGGCCGTATGCGCCCTGGTGCGCCTCAACAATGGTGTCCACCTTGTCGATCAGTCTGTCATAGAACTTGCCGAGAACCTTGTGGCGAAAGCCAGAGGTTTCCGCCCAGTGGGCGAGATGGACAGCGTTGCGAGTTGCAAAGACGCGGGAGATAAGTTCCTCTATCATCTATTCAACCTTTACGGTGACAGAGCCATTTGCGCCTGTGCTGCCAAAATTTGCGTTATCTTCGTTGTACCAGCCATCAAGATAATCGAATGGGGAGGGGAAATCTCGATACACGCGGTTGTAACCACCCCTACCTCCGCCGCCACCACTACCTACGGAAACGGCAAACGTAGCGCCTTTTAATGGGCAACCGCTGGTTACAGATCCATTGTCGCTGGTTGTGTTACTGTTGGCGTCATAGATAATCGTTCTAACACCACCCAAACCAGAATTAGGCGATCCTCCACTAACGCTAAATGATCCAAAAGATGAGCCGCCGCCCGCGTTCCCATCCGAGCCTGGCGTCGGATAATTGCCCTCGCCGTTCCAGCCATTTGGCCCTTTGCCGCCAGCTTGAGCGCCAGTGATTACTATCGTGAGCTTGTTATAGAACGGGATCGTGTAGGTTGATCCGTTGCTTTGTGCTGTCGGCCCTGACGGGGACACGGGTATTGATGATCGCGTCCCGTAAAACTCCGACATATCCGTAGGAGCCATATTGCCGGACGCGCCATCAAAATATCCGCGAGAATTGTCGTCTTTGAACCATCTGACGCCGCGATAGGTTCCAATGCTATTTCCAAGCCCAAACTCAGAATTTATCGCTCCGATTGAAATCGGGCCAGACGTCGGGAGCGTCATTAACGCGCCTCCACAGCAGCCAGGCGAGCGTCGATATTTTTCAGAGCCTCAATAAGGACGCCGGAGATATTGCCATACGCTACGCTGAGCGTTCCGTCGTTTGTTTGAACAACCTGTGGCAAAACCTCCTGCATCTCCTGAGCGATAACGCCGACGCCGGCCTTGTCATCCTCGATGCGATCATAGAACACGCCGCGCATCCGGCGAACCAGAGACATCGGATCCTGGATCGTTTCGACGTTCTTTTTGAGCTTGGCGTCGGAGTAAGCGGTGACGTTGCCTGTGGCCGTGAAATTACCGGAGTTGTCAGTGTAGCTGGCCCAAGAGCCGGATGTTCTCAAGCAACCGATCAGCCCAGAATTACTATGGAACGCAAACTGCCCGTAATCGGTGTCGTTCATATACAGCGTAGGCGCCGTATTTGCGATCGACATGTAGTTTGTAGCCGTGACATAACCAGACGAGGCAATGTTGCCTGTCGAGACAGAACCAGACGTAAGCGCGTTGCCGTTAGTATTCACAGCGCCGCAGCTGATCGTTCCTGCAGAGATCGTATTGCCCTGCGTGTTGATCGTCGTGCATGTAATGCCGGCGCAGCCAACCGTACCCGTTGAGACAGCGCCAAGATACGCCACGCCGCCAACGGATAAGGCGTTTGCGACATACACATTGCCGCTGGAGACATAGAGCTGGCCGGAGCCGACGTTCAACCCATTAGACGCCAGGCTCGTATATCCAGAGACATTCAACGCGCCAGCCATTGTCGCGGTGCTGCCGGCGTAAAGCGTTCCAGACGCCGAGATATTGCCGCTGGCAGAGAAAGAGCCGGAGGTGGAGACGTTGCCGCCAGACACCACAAGCTGCGTTGAGCCGATATTCAGGCTGCCGCCAGCGATGTTGCCGGACACCGACAGGCTGGAGAGCGACTGACTGGCTGCCGTGATAGAGCCGGAAACAAGCAAATTGCCGGACATCGCCACATTTCCGCCCGTGCAGTTCAGCTGCCCAGAACCGACATTCAGCCCATTGTAGGCCAGCGTCGTCGCGCCGGTGACTGACAGCGCGCCGCCCAGGCTCGTCGCGCCAGTGCCGCTCAGCGTGAATGCGCCTTGGAAGGTGACGTTAGAGCTTACCGTCAGCGTCGTGGAAAGCAGCGTCGCGCCCGACACCGTCAGGCCACCGGAGGCCGTGACATTGCCGCCCGTGACACGCAACTGGCCGGAGCCGACGTTCAAACCGTTTGACGGGAGGTTGATCGCGCCCGCCAGCGTCTGCGCGCTCGTCAGGATGCGAGACACCATGTTGGCGTCAATCGTATCCAGATCGGCGTTGAGATGCGCGCCCCAGGCATTCGTATCCGAGCCGATCTCAGGCTTTGTCAGATTGTATGTCGGGGTAAACGTATTAGCCATGATTTAAGCCGCCTGTTGTTGCGGTGTGAATGACGATGTGATTGGCGTCCAGACTGCTGCGCCTGGCCCGTCAGCCGAGATCTCAGCAACGCCGTCTGCCGTCGCGATGCCGCCAATCGGTGCGCCGCCGATCGCGCCCGTGGGCTGCATGTTAGGCAGCGGCATTGGCGGGTTGATCTTGTCCCAGTAAGCAATGGTGCCGGCGGGCTGCGTCCATGTAGCCGTGCTTGGCGCGACGCTTTGCCAGGTGGCGACGCCATCGGCCTGCGGCGACCATACAGACGTCCCGTCAGGTATGACGGCCCACTGGACTACAATTCCAGCAGACGCGCTGTCGGGCGTTTCTGAAGCGTTTAGGACGGCGTCAGAGTTTATGCTCGTCGAGAACGACGCAACGTCTGGCGCTTCCGTAGCGGCGAGCCGAGCGTCGTTGAGAATTACCGACGTGAAGGCCGCGACGTCTGGCGCTTCCGTAGCAACCAGAGAAACATCGGCCACGATGTCAGCCGAGCCGGAGGCGCTGTCCTGCGTCTCGGTAACAGCGAGATCAGCAGACGCGACGATCGCCGTGGAGATTGATGCGGTATCAGCCGCCTCAGTCGCAGCAAGATCGGCGTAAGCCGGATCAATCTGAGCCGAGCCAGAAGCCGTATCCTGCGCCTCAGTCGCCAGTAGGTTGACGAGCGTGACGGAGGAAACAGATCCAGAGGCGGTGTCTGTCGCCTCAGTGACGTCTAGGCTGGCCGATGCTGTAAGCGATACGCTGACAGACGCTGTGTCTGCAGCTTCCGTGACAGCAAGGCTCGCCGACGCGACGACATCAACCGCTACGGCGGCGGTATCCGCAGCCTCAGTGGCAGATAGATAGAGGGTGGCTCCCGTCGCCGCTGTAGCCCCGATGGGCGCTGATGCGAGCGGCGAGAAGCCAAGCATGGGCTATTACTCGGGCTGAGTTTCAGACGGCTTCATAGCAGCGTCAGCCTGCGCGCGGATCGCGCTGAAAACATCAATGCTCGCCTTGAGCGGCAGTTCGCCAAGAGCCGCCATGACGACATTCCACTGAGCAACCGTCAGCTTGATGTTAATTTCCTGGCCTTCCATCAATTCCCCCAAGGTAATGCCGGAGATGCTTCCGGCGGCGTAATTTGGTTTGCGATCTGCTGATCGAGGTAGCCCTCAATCTCGGCGATCTTGCCCTGCCCCATTGACGACTGAACCCAGGACAGAACCTGATCCTTCGTCAGCTTGTCGTAGGGTGTGAAATCGCCCTCGGGATCCAACTCAACCATCTGCGAGCCAGACACAGTCGCCTCATGCTCGCCGTCAGTGGCAGTCACACGCCAGTAGACGACGAACACAACGTTATCGAAGCCGTCTTTCTGCGGGTATGCGTCAAGACGCTCAGGCGTCCATTCGTATGTGTTCATCAGGCTACCCAAGGAAGCGGCGGATTTACGACGGGCGGGTTGATCTGATCCGCAATCTGCTTGTCGAGAGCGGCTTCCTGCGCGGCAAGCGTTTCGGTGCCGAATGCTTCTTCAAGCCAGCCGATAACCTGTGCTTCCGTCAAATCGGCATACGGCGTGAAAGGCGCGTCAGGATCAAGCATCACAGCTTGCGAACCGTATATGTCCCCGTTGTGGCCGGAGCCGTCAGTCGCCTGACGACGCCAGTGGACGGTGAACACAACGTCAGTATTGTTGTTTTGCGTAGGGTAGCAGTCGAGTTGGCTGATTACCCACGTGTATGTGTTGCTCATTGTTTAGCCTCTAGTGCTGATACTTTGGCGGCGAGTTCTTGAATGGCTTTTACAAGACGGGCTTCTGTTTTGCTCCAAGCAGTAATAGTCAGCATACCGTCTGCGCGTTCACCAACGGCGTCAGGATAAACTTGCTGCATTTCCTGCGCGAGAAATCCGATTTGATGGCCACCGCCTTCACTTTCGATATAGTCAAATTCACGCGGACGGAGCGCGAGAATGTTGGATAGCTGCGAGGGCAAATCGACGATATTCTGTTTAAGTCGTCTATCAGAGTAAGAACCAAACGCGGCAGTATTAGCACCATTAGCGTTGATTTGGCCTGAGCCAGCAGATGTATTGCTTATCGCAAATTGAACGAATATCTGCGACGTTGTCGTAGTTGCATCATATTTACTGATGTAAAGAGGCGCAGTTCCTGCATCACCTGAATTAGCATTTACTACCGACAACCCTCTTGTATTATTCGCAGATGCAAATGTTGTGGTTCTAGCACCAGCGTATTGTGTCGTTCCGCCAACCAGCCAATTTCCGCTGGTATCAAAACGGCCAAACTCAGTGGTTCCAGCGTAGTTTTTCCAAGCATAATATGTTGCCGTATGAATAAAACCAGTGCTGCTTTGGTTTCTAATAAATACGTCAAAAGGATTGCCGTCTCCTCTGTATAAATAAATACCCTCACCAGCGCCACCAACGCTGTTGTCTCGCATATATCCATTGACAAGAAGTTTAAAATTACTTGGGTTGCTCGTCGTCCCAACCAGCAGTTCACCCGCTGATGTGATGCGGGCGCGTTCTGATGCGCCAACCGTAAACGACATAATATCGTTGGTTCCGTTATACGCACGGATGTCCACTTGGTTGGAGTATGCCGCAACTTGCGCTCTGGTTCCGCTACCATATTGCCCTAGGATACTTATTGAATTGCCACCGCCGTTTTGAACATGAAGCTGTGCGGCAGGCGAACTCGTCCCGATACCTACGTTGCCGCTAGTATCAATACGCATACGCTCTGCATTGTTGGTAAATAATGCAAGCGGAATGTTCGATTGGGAGCCTGTGCAGTATATGGTGCTATTAGTTGTTGCAGCTAAATGATACAGAGCGCCGCTGTCATACGGCGCGACAATAACTCCATTAGCGGCAGTTCCAACATAGCTGACGTTTGTTCCAGATGCGCCGTTAACGGTAAGTTTAGAGCCGGGCGAACTCGTCCCAATACCTACGTTACCGGCGCTATTAACAGTAAATACGCTACCACCAGAACTATTCTCAATCCGCATGTAAGCTGCGGTTTGGCTCGCATCGCCAACCAACGCCAACCCATCAAGATTATATACCTGATGAATACGCAGGCCAGCCCAACCGCCTGTGATGGCGGATGTGCGCCCGTTCATCACAATGTCGTTGTTGATACCGTTTGAGGAGATAATCGCGCCGCCGGAGCCACCAGATATTGTTCTGCCGGTATTTGAGACGAAACCACCGATTGCCGTAAGAGTTGAGCCATTTGTGGTAAGGTTCGCGCTCGAACTAAACGCACCCGTCCCATTGCCATACGGAATGTAGCCAGCAGTCAACGAGGTGAGGCCGGTGCCGCCGTTCGCAACCGGGAGTGTGCCGGTGACGCCACTCGTCAACGATATGCTACCACTTAGGTAACTCGTCGTATCTAGCGTCCAAGTGTTAGCTGCGGTTTTCTTGAGTAAACCACTTGTTCCAGCAAGCGCAGCAATAGCGTCTAAGTCGCCATCCCAAGCCTGCACATCGCTACCAATAGCAACGCCAAGATTGGTTCGTGCGCCAGAGGCTGTAGTAGCTCCCGTGCCGCCGTTACTGATAGAAAGCTGAGTGCCGCTCCAGTTACTGTTGTTGATGCTGGAAAGCGTAGCAAGCGAACCGAGGCCGAGGTTCGTGCGAGCCGTCGCCGCATCTGTCGCAGCCGTGCCGCCATTGGCGATCGGCAATGCGCCGGTGACGCCGGTGGCAAGAGGCAGGCCGGTGGCGTTCGTCAGCGTCGCGCTGCTGGGCGTTCCAAGCGGGCCGCCGTTGACGACAATATCCGCCGCGAGAGCCGTGATATACACCTGGGCGCTTGTCGAGACGCTGATCGCCGACGTGCTGTAGGTGGTGCCATCAAAAGACTGTGTAACCGTGCGCGAGAGAGTGCCGGCAACCGAGTTAAACGAGCCGGTTCCCACCTCCCACTTAACGCCGTCCTCAATCGTATAGCTGACGGTGTCGCCGTTCTGCGCGCCAGATGACGAGAATGTCTGGTAGCCAGCAACGGCCACGCCCAAACTCAGAGATCCAGTGCCAGTTGACGTCACCGTCATACGGGCGCGGTTATACATCTTGGAAGCCATTATGGACTACCTTACCCGTGCGTGATTGTGCCGCTGGAGAGCGTGACGCTCTGCCCCGACGAGATCGCCGTGGCATTGATGATGATGTCAGAGGCGCTGGTGCCGACAGTCAGGCCGGAGACGATCACATTGCCGGCGTTGTCGCGCAGCTCAGCCTTCGCAGCCGTGCCGGTGCCAGACGCAGTCGCCGTCAGCGGGGTGCCGGAGATCGTCAGAACGCCGCTGGAAACCGTGCCAGGCGTCGCGCCAAGCGTGAAGCTCACCAGGACGCCGGTAGCGCCAGACAGCGACGAGGTGCCGATGACGAGCGTTCCAGCCGTCGCAGAGCCGACAGACGACGCCGCAGTCTTACCGGCGATCAGATCCGCCACCAGCTGCATGCGGTTATTTTTGAGAGTTGAGGAATAAACGACAGACATAATTTACTCCTCAGAGCATGCCGACGATGTAGGTCGCCGTCGTTCCCGTCGCGAGAACTTGTTTCGTGCGGATGTCCAGCTGAGTTCCAACCGGAACAGCCTTAAAGGTGACGGTGTCGCCGTTCTCAGTAACAAGAGCCACGTCGCCGGCGCCGCCGATGTAGAGGCGCGTGAAGACATTAGGGCCGGTGTCAGACGTCGTGACAGACGCCGCCGTGTCAGGGGTAAGCGAGGAGAGTTGAGTAGCGGGCATGATTTACCTCTCAGAAGCTCTTGCGAGCGGCGACAAGTTTGGTCTGCGGGCGGATTGAGCGATCCGCCTCGACCTCGATGTCATTTAGGATTGATTGATAGATGCCTTCCCAGACCTGGATGCGCTCGTCGTTTTTGAGATACGGCGCCGTATGAACCAGAGATCCATACAGGTAGAGGTCGGGATATTGCGTCAGCGCCCAGTTCGCCGGGTTGCCCGTCGAGATCGCTGGCAGATTTGAGTAGTACCACATCTCAAGGGTAGCCGGCGTTGCGCTTGCCGGGGGCGGCACCATGCGCAGCGTCTTGCCCATGATCGTGTAGTAGATCGTGTTCTGCGTCGGCGTGTAGTAAGGCGCCAGAACCGGGACGATCGTGGTCTGAGGCGACCAGCCTTGCGCCTGGATCGTCATCGACTGATCAGGCGTGATGTAGATCAGGGCCATCTGCGTGTCCTGATCCATGAGCTGATACATGGAGAGGAAATCAGTCGGCAGCGGCGCGTAATCATTGACGACGCTGGCGATCGCGCGCGTGATGGATCCGGGATGCTTGATCCGCGCCATGTCGCGCGAGATCCGCGTCGTCGCCATGACGGTGAAATCCGGGATAACGGACGTCAGATCCTGACGATTGAGCGTGTCAGCGATCTTGTTGCAAAGACCCTGATAATTTGCCGCGAATGTCGGATCTGCGAAGGTCGTCAAAGCGAAATATCCCTAGTCAGGAAGGGCCGACCTTCATTCATCAGCCACTGGAACAGGCGCTTTTTGTCCTGCCAGATGCCCTTTTTCATCAGGTCGGCTCTTATCAGCATCGGGACAGAAGCGATTTTGACGTCGTCGCCGAGCTTTTCGTGTTTGGAATGTTCCATGCGGCTTTCGTGCGCCGCCTTTAGGATGTGGCTGACATCCTGGGTGCTTTCGAGATGGACACCGCCGTCTTGCTCGATGACGAGACGCTGACGAACGCCATTTGCCGGGTCATAGTCGAAATTCTCGACGTCCAGCTTTCTGTAATTTTCGGCCATTGATCGCCCATAAAAAAAGGGGCCGCACTAGGCGACCCCTCAGATTGAAGATTTAACGCGACTTAGCTGTTCGTGATGTTAGCCACGACCGCATGAGCATACGGGCTATTCACGACCAAGGTGTATTCCGCGAGCAGCTGCGAACGCTTCGCGTCACCCGTGCGGGCCAGTTCCGTGCGCTGGAACGGACGCAGATAGGCGACCTTGGCGTAATCAGGATCGACGAAATACGCGAACGCGCCGTTACAGAACAGCGACGGGACGATGTCCAGCGAACCGAAATCCGACAGATACACGTCAGCCGAGCCAACAATGGTCGCCTGACCATTTTTGACTTCGGTATTAACGCGCGTCTGCGAGAGACCAGCGAAGCCGGAGACGCGGGCCTTATTGACCGGCGACACGAGCATCATCTTGGGTTCGCCACCCTTCTGATACATATTGCGGATGGCGTCTTTCAGGTTAGTTTCCGTGAAAGCAGCCGAGCCGCTCGTCAGCGTCCAGGCGGTCGTCGGCGCGCCCGAAACCGTCGAAGCGCCGCCCGAATACGCCGGGCCAGTGACGGTGCCGACGACGATGCCGTTGCCGGCAGGCGTCTGAGCAGTCGTCTTGATCCACGTTGGGAAGCCGGCCAGCTTGCGAGCCGTCGAGGCGTCGCCAGCAACCGCAGCCTGGTTCGACAGGAGGATCGTCTCCATGTCGCGCTTCAGCTCTTTGCCGTGCTTGGCGATGCAATTATGTTTGATTGAGTTCGCGATGCTCAACCCGCCTTTCGGCGCTCTACGTTACCGCAGAGATCAGACTATCTCTTCACCCTGCTTTCGCAGGGGCTGGGCGCTTCGGATCGCTTGATCCTACGAGCTTGCGCTCTAGTCGTTACACCTTCTGCATTTCTGCAGCTTGGCTCGGTATTGTCCATTTCAGCCACGGCGGCTTGATGGATGTTCACCGATTTCACCCAGTTACAACCGCTCATTACTAAGCGGCGACCCCATAGTTAAGGTAAGCCTCAATCGTCTTCATGCCGGCAGCATCGACTGCACCTGACGTGCCGCTGACATTCAGGGTTTTCGTGCTTATTTGTGTATAATTGCCACACCGCGAAGGAGCGACAAAGGCGGTGTCCGTAGCATCGGCGCCTTCGACAGCGGCGTTGGAGCCGTTGGCGTCAGCGAGGATGTCGGTCTGCCATTCGTGGTAGGTGTTGTCCGCAGTCGTGCGACCAACATTGTTCATAAACGCCGTCTTGGTCGGCGAGATATTATAGATGATCAGCTTGTTATCGCCGGCCTGTTTATGACCGACCTCTGCATGTTTCCATGCAGCTCAGACTATTTCATCAGCTTGCGCTGTCGGGCGCTCGTGGACGGATTATTCTTTCGTCACCGTCTAGTCGTTGAACCTTCCGCCTGCCTTTTACATCAGGCGGCTTGGCTGCAGATTGCCTTCGGCTTATCCGGTCAGGGGTTCCTGCAGTTCACCCGATTTTACGAGGACTAAATCAATCCTCAAGATCTTCGCGGATCGACGAAGAGTAGTCATAACGAGTTACGGTAGCCATTTTTCTAGTCCATTAAAGGAGTGCGCGAATGGCCGCAGCGGCATCTTCCACGCGGCCAGATTTAGCGAGACGATTGCGCGCAGCCTGCGCGTCGCGATTTACCTTCGGAGCAGATGTGCTTGGCGGTGTCGGTCTCAGAGCCTTCTCAGCCGGCGGCGCCGTTGGCTTGAACTTGCTTTTCTGCAGCTCGCGCCAGCGCATGCCGTCGGCAGCCATCGCAACAAGGCGGGCGTCGTAAGCCTGGTTGATCTCCTCATCGGAGAAACCGCGACTGACGAGATAGTCCCGAACCTTGGGGCGATCGCGCTCATAGGCTTTTCGATCTTTCCACTCTGGGATTAACTCAGGGAGCTTCGCCGCGTTCTCTGCCACAAAGGCTTGGAGCCTACGCTGCTGCTCGACCTTGGTTTCTTGCTCCAGACGCTGCCTCTCAGAGGTCGCGGCCTGGAGATCACCCATTGCCTGCTCATATGCTTCTTTTTGACGAAGATACGCCGAGGGGTCGATGTCGATCAGCGACTGATCGGGCGCGGTCGGCATTGACGACTGCATCCGCTGGATAAGCGCCGGCAGCAGCTGTGAGTAGACCTCACGCTCCTGACGAGCAGCGTCCAGTTCTGTCGAAAATTGACGTTTCTCGGCGGCGAACTCTTGCTTGGCTCGCGTATAATCCTGCTGCCGCTGATAGCCGTTCAGAGCTTCTTTGAGCGAGACCTTCTCTTCCTTGCCGTTAATTTTAACGGTGTAGAGCGGGTCTGGCTCGTCGGAGCCTTCAGCCTCATCATCGGTTTCGGGTTGAGCATCAGGCGCCTCGTCGTCCTCGTCGGACGCCGTCGTCTCTGGCGCAAGATCCTCGGTTTCAGCCTCTTCCGCCTGTTCAGCTTCCGGGGCCGGCTGTGCCGCCTCCTCTACCGGAGCCGCTAACCGTTTCTCGGGTTTTTTACCCGACAGCAGCGCTTCGATTTTGGACGCAGCTTCCTCTACGGTGCCGGTGCTTTCGCTTGCCGGCGCCGTCTGAGTTCCATCAGACATCTATTTCTCTGGGTTGCTCAGCGAGCGGGCGTGCCTTGAGAGCGGGCGAGTTTTTCCCGCGTCTCGGCTTGTGCCTTGCTGAGTTTCGCGTCCTCAAGCAGGCCAATCAGGCGCGCTCGGAACGTCCTTGCGCCGCGAACGAGGCCGTAAGCCTCTTCTCGTTCCGCTGGCGTCTTAAAGTTCCCGTTCGCCCACATCTCGATCGTGTAGGCGTCCATCTTCTCCATCGCGATTTTGAATGCGTCGGAGTTCAGAATATTCTGCGCTTGGCGCGCGAGCTGCTCAGCGTCGAGTTCGCTCATTGCGGCATCATCGGCGCCGGAGCGTTAGGCTGCGGCATTGGCTGCTGTTGCTGCGGAGCCTGGCCCATGCCGATCTGCGAGAGAACTTGCGCCGAGGCGAGCTTCTCGTTGTCGATGAGCGTCTGGGCCAGGTTCTGGATGTCCTGGCGCGGCTTCCTGGTCATCTCAATGATCGAGGGCCAATCGACCTGGACACCGCTCTTCGCGGCAATATCAGCAGCCTTCAAGATGATGTCGGCCTCCATCTGGTCGCGCTTGAGATCCGCATCCAGCTGGAGCTGGGCGCGATCGATCGCGAGCTGCTGGAGCTTGGCGTAAGTCTCAGCCTGCGCCTTCGCCATCTCAACCTCGGCGAGCAGGACGTTGGGATCCTTTTGCTGCGCCTTCATTGCAGCCTGCTGCTGGGCGAGCATCGCCTCCTGCTGCTGGCTGATCGGGGAGAAGAATGCGTCGGGGTTTTTGTAACCCGCTTTCCGCACGATCTGGCTCAGCGTCGATTGATACTGCGACAGCTTAACCAGGGGGTTGTCCAAACCCATGAGCTGGATGATCTGTTCCTGCTTCTGAGCGACCGTCGTCAGGAACGCCATCTGCTGCGCGTCATCGCCACGGCCCAGGGCCACAGAGACCGAGCAGTCCATATTCGGATCCCAGGTCGTCGGATCGACCTGGACATAATCGCCGCGCAAGCGAACCAGGAGCGGCTTGTCCTGGTGGCGGCAGATCATCTTGAGGAGACCGCCGAACAGCTGCTTCATGCCGTTTTCAGCGAACGTGCGGGCGATCAGCTCAATGCGCTCCTGGGAGGCAGAGATCTGCGCCGTGACGGCGGCTTTCGTGGTCGATTGTAGGAGATCAGCGTCGAGACCCTGGCTCGCCGGGGTGACGCCCGTGCGCTGCGCTTTGATCTCGTCGATGTATTCAATGATGCCCATCGCCGGCTGGCCGACGAAGGAGGTGGAGAGATCCTGGACGGCTCCAGCCTGGCGCATGCGGATGACGGCGCCGACCTCTTTGTTCAGGACGTCGTCAATATTGACCTGGCCCTCGACGATCGCCGTGCGGGGGAAGATCGACTGAGCCAGGCTGTCCAGCGTCGCGCGCATGACGTGCGATTTGATGCGCTGGAGATCCATCGTGACGTCGGCGACCGAATGTCCAAAGATTGCATGCGGCTCGGGATCGGGGCAGAACACAGCGAACGGGACGTGATCGACGATCTCATCCTTCAGGACAAAACAGTCGCGACCAATGCATTCGATGCAGCGGAGTTCCGCAATGCCATCCCCGTCCTTATCGATGCGCATGAAGATTTTCATATACTTCACGCGACGCATCGTCGGGTCGTCGTTGTCGGTCGGAAAATACATGCCACGGTTGCGCTCAAATTCTTCCATCTGAGCGATCCAGAGATTGTCCTCTCCGGGTGAGCCGTGTTCGATTACATCTTCCTCGTTGTATCCCATCTCGATGAGTTCCGAGACCGTAACGAGGTCGCGATAGCCGACCAGATCAAAAAACTTATCAGTATCACGAGCGCGCCGATCGCAGATAAAGCACTCAGGAGGCAATGCGCGAACACGATATTTCCTCTCCTGGTCAACAAGGCGCACACAAACCGAGTATGTCTCGGGCGTCATCGGATCCGTAACAGGCTCCGGGTTCGCATAGACCAGTTGAGCATTCGGGTTCTGCTGCATCATCAACAGCAACTCTTCTCTCTGCAGACCAGAGAAATGCCGCTCGATGACGCGGTCTTCGCTTTCCGCCCACCAGGTGACGACGCCGACCTTTTTGAGCAACGCATCTTTGAATGCGCTGTAAAGGATCTGGAAGCCGGGGTTCATCTCGTTGAAGATGAAATTCACCGCATCCGACGCTTGCTCAGCAGTCGGGACGTCTTCAGCCGTGCGCGGCATATATTCAACAATCCGCTGGCCGGACGTGAAGATGCGCATGAGGCTCGGCATGATGCTCTGGATGGTGTCGCGCACCTCCGTAAGCACCACCTGAGATCTACCCGCCTCCTCGTCGCCGAACGGCGCGCCGCGATAATACTCAGCGGCCTGGACGCGGATCGGCGTGATTAGGGTGTCGATGTAATTTTCTGCAGCCTGGACGGCGATGCCGACGCGGTTCTGGAACTCAGTCTCGTCGAGCGGATTGAGCTTCTGGCGCATATCCGCATTGCCAGGGCCGTATGAATTATTGTCCTCGTCAGCGCCATCCTCGACGCCGCCTTCGGCCATGTCTTCCGCATAGTCCTCGTCCCCCGGCACGGGAGCGGAGGTTTCGAGATATGCGGCCTGATCCGCATCCATCGGAGATGGAGACGAACGACGGCGACGACGACGTGCCATTCAGATCTTTCCTAGCAAATAGAGACGCGACGCTGCAGAGGCTTGCCGGTGATCCATTTCATCGATCGGCCACCAACCAAGGCGCCTTGACCAGCAAACGTAAGACACAGCGCGTCGGCCAAATCCGGCGAGCGCATGCCGCGTTTCTTCAATTCAGATTTACTCTCGACCTTGATCTTGCCGTTTGAGGCGAATGCATAACTCGGCGCGATTAGCTCAGCGCGGAGATCATCATCCTTCGGCAATTTAACCGCTCTAGTCTCCAGCCAATCTTTAGCTGCAATCCAGAGTTCATCTCTCAGTCGATACGCCTGCTGATTGAGCGCATTGCTCTCGGAGACGTTGACATCGCGAACATTAAAACCCAATTCGCGCAGACGATCGGCGACACCGCCGCCAAGGCCAATGCTGTCCACGCAAATCTCAGCGGGCTTGTCCATATTCGCTTCATGGACAATCCGCCCCACCGTTCCCATCAGATCCTCGCCAGACCAATGGCGCATCTCGATGACGACGTTACCGCGTCTTTTGCAAATTACAGATCTATCCGATCCGTAACGCGCAATGTCGCAGCCAAAGATGAGATCCGCTTG